GTTATCTGCCGTGGTGTGCCAACATTAACACAATATGTTTCTAATCCAGAATTAGAAGCCTGCATGAATGTGTGGCAATTCTTTGAACAAATTCATAGTTATAGTTACACGTATATTATTAAAAATGTTTACAATAATCCTAGTGCAATATTAGATAGTTGTTTAACAGACAAAGAAATATTAAAAAGAGCAGACGTAGCAATTAAAGAATATAACGCTCTACGAGAGATAGGACATTCCGGCAAACTTAAAGACATTAAAAAGCAGATTTACCTAACTCTCATCAGCGTTAATATTCTAGAAGCAGTTCGCTTTTATGTTTCATTTATTTGTGCTTTTGCTTTTGCAGAGAACAAAAAGATGATAGGTAATGCGGATATTATAAAACTCATTAAAAGAGATGAGGCATTACATCTTTATAATACTCAGGAAATTATAAAGATTTTGCATAATAATCCAGATGAAGGATTCTCAAAAATAGCAAAAGAATGTCAAGAGGACGCTATTAATATGTTTGAATCTGCTGCTAAAGAAGAAAAAGCATGGTCAGATTATCTATTTAAGGATGGTTCAATAATAGGACTAAACGAAAAGGTGATGGCCGATTATGTAGATTGGTTATGCATGAGCCGTAGAAAAACTATCGGCTTACCATATGACAAGGGGTGCAGAAATCCTATATCTGGTTGGACAGATCCTTGGATGAATAGCGAGTCTGTACAGGTTGCACCACAAGAACATGAAATAACATCATACAAAATTGGTGCTAGTAAAAATGATTTAGAAGAGATTGATTTAGGAGGATTTGATTTATGATATCTGTGCAACTATTAGATAACAACGCCAAGGTTCCCACAAGAGCCAATATTAATGATGCTGGATGGGATTTATATTCCACTTCCGAAACCATCATACCACCAAAACAACGCAAGACTGTCAATACTGGGATTGCACTAGAAATGCCAGAACATATGGCTGGTTTAATTTGGCCTAGATCGGGCCTTTCGGTTAAACAAGGCATAGATGTTTTAGCGGGAGTAGTGGATAGTGGATATAGAGGACAAATAATGGTATGTCTTTACAACACTTCTGATGAAAATGTTGGAATACATATCGGGGATAGAATCGCTCAGATTATATTCCAAGAGGTACCTCGCGTTACTATGGAAGTTCAGAATACGTTAGGTTCCTCGCAACGGGGAGACAACGGCTTTGGCAGCAGCGGCACATAACAATTCGAAGAATCACACAAAATCTAAAAAGAATAAACAACCTCAAGGTAATACTCTAGTAGCTAAAACGGACAATCAAAAAGAATATATCAGATCTATTGTAGAAAATGATATTACTTTTTGTACTGGACCATCGGGTACTGGCAAATCATTTATTGCTGCCGGTATAGCTGCTGAACATCTACTAAAGGATAAGATTGAGACTATTATAGTAACTAGGCCGCTTATTTGTACTGGCAAAGATATTGGATCTTTACCGGGAGAATTAAACGAAAAAATCAAACCATATTTACAGCCAATGGAAGAAAATCTTAAATTTTTTCTTGGAAGAGATAGGTTTGGACTCTACTATAATACTAGACGCATTAGATTTGAACCACTAGAAACAATGAGAGGATCAACATTCCATAACTCATATATGATATTAGATGAAGCCCAAAATTGTACTCTTGAACAAATCAAGATGTTTATAACAAGAATGGGCGAACATTCTAAAGTTATGATTAATGGAGATACCAAACAGACCGATCTTTATAATACTAATGGGCTAAATTTTTGTCTAGATAGATTAAAAGATATTAATGGTATTGGTATTTGCAAATTAGATTACCATGATATTCAAAGAAATGGAATATTGGGGGCGGTTTTACACGCACTAGAATCTTGAGGAAATAATGTTATATGATTATAAGTGTGATGAATGTTCACACGAAATGAACGATGTTTATCAGTCCATAAAAGATGATGCTATTACATTGTGTCCTAGCTGTGGAAAAGACACGCTGTACAGGGTAATATATGGTGGACTAGGATCATTCATGAAGGATGCCAAAACTATCGGGCAGCTAGCCGATAGAAATTGGTCTAAAATGGGGCATTATCAAAAATCAGAGATAGAGCATAAGTCTTTAGAAAATAAGCCTAAAGATGAATCTTTATTTTCTAAATCTGGTAATGCTACTAAAAAAGAGATAAACAAAATGACCCCTGAACAAAAGAAGAAATATATCATAACGGGTGAAAAATGAAATTTATTGATTCATATTCTAAAGAAAATATTAAATCTAATGAGAGTTCTCAAATATTTTATGGTTCCAAGGGTGATGTATTAGACGATAAAGATGGTAAGATATTTGCAGAGATGCTAGTTATTGACCTTGGTAAGAATAACACCCAAACGCAATATCTTATAAGAACCTATAATAATCTTCCATTTGATCCTATGGGGCCAGAAGCACGACGAGATATTTGGAGAAGGACAACTCTAAAAAAGGTTAGCGAAGATACGTTTACTTTCTATCTAACATATCTTCAAACTAAAAATTCTTTATATATGACAAGGACTCAAAGGAGCTATATCAATGGCTAATAAAAAGGGACCGTTAAGTAAAGCAGAGGTATTTTATATTAATGAGCATGTAAAATCTGGTCAGGGTATTGATCAGATCGCTATCGATTTAGATAGGGCTGTTAAGTCAATATCAAAATGTGTCGAAAAAGCACAAAAAGAGAACGCTCAAAAGCCAATGACTGCTGGTGATCAATTTGCTCGTCGCCCCGGTGTTACAGTAATGACAGAAAATGCTTCTTCAATGGGTGATAGAAAATATAAAAAGACATTACCAAATAAAACTGCAAGTTGCGTAACTAAAATTAAGGCAGATGAATAAAGTTATAACTAGTTTTGCTGCTGGGGAATTATTTACAGATTTGCTCAATATAGCATTACCATCATTCTATAAATACTCAATAAAATATAATTATGATCTTTTCATACCAACCCATAATCAAGTTATAGATATATGTAAAAATTATGGCTGGGATCATGATAGGCCGATATCTTGGTTAAAAGTCCCTATTATAAGATATTTATTAGAAAAATATGATCTTGTTCAATGGATAGATAGCGATGTTGTTATTAATAAATTTGATAAAGACATAAATGCAGAATTTCAGAATAATCATTGTATACAATCTTTTGTTGTTCATCATGATATAACAGAAGGAAATATTCCTAATTGTGGCATATGGGCATTAAAAAAATCCGCCATCCCATTATTAATCGATATATGGAATCAAACTGACTTTATTCATCATAAATGGTGGGAGCAAGGTGCGAATATAAAATTAATGCAAGACAATGGTAATTATGTAAAATATAGCAATATACTACCATATGAATTTAATGTACATAAAAATGATATCAGATTTAATGAACGAGATTGGGAAAATGATGGAATTATGTTACACGCAACCATGTGGCCTGATAGAACTAACAAAATGAAAGAATGGACAGCAAGAAAGATATAAATATGTCAAACTTTATTACTAGTTATGATCAATGGTTAGAAGCTTATAGAAAAGATAAATTGAAGATTTGGATTAGAGTTATAGTATCAAATAATATTGAGTACTATCTTCCAGAATTTTCTAAATGGCTAGAACTTAAAAAGATTTGTGAAGATCAAAAATTAAAAGTTAATAAAGTTGGACTACAGTATCGATCTCACTCTATTGAAGTTGACACATCAGATACCGATGGTGTATACTTGGTGCGATCACTTATTGGTGTCATTGGAGAAAATAGTAAACAAACTATTACTATTGGTAAATTATATGGGTCCACCATAAAAAAAACTATGTGGATCACTCCAGAATTAGTTGAAGAATTATCTAGTGAAGATACCATTGAAGACTCTTTTAAAGAAGCATTGATATTAAATTATGAAAAACAAGCCGGAACTGTTTAATCAAGATTATCAAAAACAGTGGTCCGAAACTCATAAATATAAGCATATTCATACGGGAGAATACTGTACGTTTGAAGCTTATGTGGCCGAGTTCATTGTTTTAAGACGATCAGAAAAGTTGAATCTTGGTAAGCCGTCATATAAATTTTGGACCAAGGGAGATCCTCTACACTGGTTGTGGAAAAAGCAACACGGAGCAGCACTACAATTAAAAAAGAAATATAGTGAGGAAGCTATATTATCAGCAATTAAATCTAAAGATTTTGATGGATTACTAGTTCTTGGAATTCAAAATGGCAGAGGGTATAAAGTTAATCCTTTGGCAGAAAAGATAGTAGCTAAACATCAGAAATTATTAGAAGAGAAAAATAATAAAGTGGAAGTTGATCTAAATGTTGAAACCGAGAAAGAAACTCTTGAAACGCGATCAACACAGGGCTATAATACAAAAAGGAACACACTGAACCAACTGAGGAACCTATGAGTAAAGTAAAGAAACCAAACAAGTTTGCCGAAGATAATATTAGTAATTCTATTGTTAGCAAGTATGGGGATGTTGTACGTAGTGGCACAGAAGTTCTACAAAATATCAATAGCCTTAATGTGATCGGAGTATCTCCAGCATTAGATATTGCATTGGGTGGCGGATTAAGGGAAGGCTCAGTTGTTGTTATGACCGGTGATCCAAAAAGCGGTAAAACCACAACCGCTTTGCATTTTGCAGCCAAATGTCAAAAGCATAATAAGAGAGTTATTTATGTTAATACTGAGGGTAGATTATCTAAACAAAACTTTGATGGCATTAAGGGGCTAAACTCAGATAATATTCTTATCATAGAATCTACAGATGAAAGAGTATTATCAGCAGAAGATTTTCTCAATATAATTGAATATTATGTCAATAATGATTCCGGTTGTTTAATTATTGCAGACTCATTATCTAATATGGTTCCCGCAGTTGAATTAGAGGGTGAAGTGAGAACTGGTGTAAGGAATGCGTTACCTAGATTATTGTCCATGTTTTTCAAAAGAATTAGTGGCACATTAATGAAAAATAAGACTATATTGATTTGTATAACACACAATATTGCTAACACCGGAGGATCACCATATGCTCCACAAAAAATGGCAGATTGTGGTAATATGTTACAATATCAAGCTGGTACTAATATGGTTATTACTCATCGTGGCAAGTGGCAAGTTCCTAAAGATACTGGCCCACACGTTGGTCAAATTGCTAACTGGTCAATTAAAACTTCTAACGCTGGCGGTAGACCAAATAGTACAGCAGAAGGATGGATAAGATATGGTATTGGTGTGGATGAGATACAAGAAATTATTCAGATAGCCTGTGAATTTAGACTAATCAAAGCGGCTGGTGCTTGGTATACAATATCATGTGCCGTTGATCAACCAGATAATCCAATTATTAAGTCATTCCTAGAATCTGCTAACGCCAAAGCTCCAGAAGATATTGAAAGAGCATTAAAGTTTCAAGGAGTAAATGCTGTTGCGGATTTTCTAAATGAACATACAAAAATTGCAGATTTTGTTTACGAAAAAATCAAGGAGTTACATTGAAAGTTCGTGGTATAAATGGTAAAGAATATGTTTGGAGTCTTACCAAATACGATATATTCTATGATGATACTAGAAAGCGTTCAAAGTATCACATTCGTGCTAGAAACTTATTAAAAGAAATCTATAATAGTTATAGGGTTCTAGAAGAAGTTAAATTGCCGGGAAGCACATCGCTACATAGAAAATCCGTATTGTACCTTGACTTTTATATTCCATCTATTAAGATTGGCATTGAAGTTCATGGTCAACAGCATTATGAGTACTGTGAATTCTTTCATAAAAGTCTCGGAGACTTCTTAAAAAGCAAAGCTAGGGACGAGGATAAAATAGAGTGGTGCGAACTAAATGGCATACAACTAATAACCCTAAAATATTCAGAAAGTGATGATGAGTGGCGAAAACAAATTAAAGGCATCTGAAAAGTTAGCGGATCATCTTGAGACTATTA